ATCGCTGGACGCAGAACGGGCGGCAATTGTTGCCGTGGGATCAGCGTAAAGCTCGACGTGGCGTACAGGTCAAAGTTGATGCTGGACGCAAAAAAGATGGCGTGGTGACCATCATTCAGAAAGACCCGGCAGCTGCCATTTATGACATTGCGGGCCGCGGCAATTCAAACCGCCTTGGTGACGCCTTGACTGCATTTGCTGGCAACCCGTCGCGCGTCATGTGGCCGTCAGCCGAGGCGCACATTACCGACGTGCAGGACGAAATGACCAAAGCGCTTGAACAGGTTGCAACCGAGATAAATCGTAGAATTGCAACCATATGAGCATTCGCATACCCATCATCAGCGAATTTGACGACAAGGGTATTGCGCGCGCCAAAAAGGAGTTCAACAGCCTTGAAACGACCTCAGAAAAGGTCGGCTATGGCATGGAGAAAGCCTTCGTGCCTGCGATTGCAGCTGTGGGCGCACTCGCCGCTGGTCTTGGCATGGCTGCTAAAGCGGCCGCCGAAGATGAGGCCGCACAAGCCGCACTTGCCGTACAGCTTGAAAATTCGACAGGTGCCGGGCAGGAACAGATCGCCGAAGTTGAGAAAGCGATTAGCGCAATGTCGCGCCAGGCCGCAGTTGCCGACGACGTACTGCGCCCCGCATTTGCCGCACTTGTTCGTGGCACAAAAGACATAAACGAAGCCCAATCCCAAATGTCGCTCGTGCTTGATATCAGCCGGGCAACATCCATTGACGCAACCACCGTCGCCGACGCGCTCGCCAAAGCGTACGAAGGCAACTTCAAGGCCCTGCGATCGCTCACGCCCGAAATGGCAAACCTCATCCGTGAGGGTGCCGACATGGAGACCATTATTAGCGTGTTGGGTGGCACGTTCGGTGGCGCAAACAAGGCGTTTACTGAGACCGCTGAGGGCGGCATGGCAAAAATGCAAATTGCGTTTGCTGAAATGCAAGAAAGCATTGGCGCCGCCGTTCTGCCATTGCTGGAGCGCCTGGTGCCAATCATCACTAAAATGGCGCAAGCCGTCGAAGAAAACGCCGACGTCGTGATTATCCTGGCAGGCGTCATCGGCACCCTGTCGGCCGCCATCATTGCCTACAACGTGGCAGTCAAAACCGCGGCATTTTTGCAGACTGCGTTCAACATCACGTTGGCCGCCAACCCGATCGGGCTAGTTGTGGCCGCCATTGTGCTACTTGGTGCAGCTCTTGTAGCCGCATACGCCAAATTTGAAGGCTTTAGAAAAGTTGCAGACGCCGTTTTTGGCGCACTCAAGGCAGGCATAAAAATTGCCGTTGATTACGTTGCAAGTTACCTGAACAGCATGATTAGCGTGTTTCGCACCGTGTTCAACACGATCGCAAACCTGTGGAATTCAACCCTCGGGGGCTTGTCGTTTGAGATCCCGGACTGGGTGCCAGGCATCGGCGGTCGAGGCTTTAGCATCCCCGAAATGCCGACCATCGGTGGCGGGGCCGCTAGCGGCGCTTTAGCGACCGTAGGAAGCGACAAAAACCTAGGGGTGCCTATTCCGTCATCCGGGGGCGGATCGGTCGTCGTAGCGGCTCCTAGCGTCCCTACAGGGGGCGGTAGTGGCGGTGGCGGGGGCGCATCCGTCCGACAAATCATGGAAGCCCCAAACATGCTCGGGGCAGGCATTGCGAGCAACCCGTTTACATCAAGCGCCCGTAATGCCATGCTGGAAAACATCACCGTCAACGTCAACGGCGGATTGGCGACCAGCGTCGAAATCGGGCAGGCCGTGGTTGACAGCATCCGCGCCTACAACCGATCAGCTGGCCCGGCGCGTATTGAGGTCAGCGGGTACGTCTGATGCCCGGCACAACAATCGTCCAATCAGGCAACTATTCGCTGGAGATCGACACAGGCTTTACGGTTGATGCTTTCACGCTGGACGACAGCACCAAAGGCGTTTTAGACAACACGACCTATGTGCTGGACGGCACCACCCAGTTTGCTGACGTCACCGACGGCACCCTAAACATTGCCGTTCGTCGAGGTCGCAAAGATCAGGGCGACCAGTTCAGCGCAGGCACCATGACGTTCACACTCAATGACACGCTTGCCGACGGCATCTTCAACCCATTTGACACATTGAGCCCGTACTACGACGCCAACGCCAACGTTCCCGGTTTGGCACCTATGCGCCGTGTGCGCCTTGGCCGCTACAACGCCACCAACACGCTTGAATACCTGTTCAAGGGCTACGTCGTCAACTACGACTACAACTTTGCGCTGGGCGGGCTAAACACAGTCAGCGTCTACTGCGCCGACGACTTCTATTTGCTGGCACAAACCTACATGGACGAATACAACGTCACGACCGAAACATCAGGCGAACGCATAGAAAGCGTTTTAGACCTGCCTGAAGTCGATTACCCGACCGGGCCAACCGCCCGCAACATCTCCACAGGCACCGTCAACCTCGGCCACGACAGCACCTACACCGTGCCCGCAGGCACAAACGTGCTGGCCTACCTAAACCAAATCAACGGCACCGCCGAATTCGGCCGCCTATTCGTATCGCGTGACGGCGTACTGACATTCCAAAACCGCATCGGTGCCACCCTCAGCGGATCGGTAGCCGACTTCAAAGACAACGGCACAGGCGTCAAATACGACAACGTAGGCATTACATTTGAAGCTGACAGCGTCGTCAACCGTGCCTACGTTCAAAACCTCGGCGGGTCTAACGCAACCGCAAGCGACACCGCCTCGATCGCCACCTACTTCATCCAAACCGAGAGCATCACCAACAGCCTGTTGGAGACCAGCGGATCACAGTTGTCCGCCGCAGCCACCTACCTGCTCAACGGCGAACCCGAAGCCAGGTACACCGACGTCGCAACCAAATTCGCCATGCTGACCACCGCCCAACGCGACACCGTCGCCACGATTGACATTGGCGACACGATCACCATTGAAAAAACCTTTACGACAGGCACCGGGACGACCAGCCTTGGCCAAGAACTATCGGTTGAAGGCATTGAACATTTGATTGACTTCAGCACCGGGCATCGCGTCAACTTGTACACAGCAGCCACCACCATCGTTTACGAGCTCACATTGGATGACCCCACCTATGGCGTACTCGACGCCGAGAATGTTTTAGGATAGGAGCACCTATGGCAATCCAAGACTTCACCGCCGGGCAAGTATTGACCGCCGCCCAAATGGATACGTTGCAAGCCAACGATTACAACTGGACGGTCTCAACTAAGACCGCGTCATACACGCTTGTGGCCGCCGACAAAGGCACCCGCATCGTCATGAACAGCGCATCAGCCACGACCGTCACCGTCAACACATCGCTGTTTAGCGCTGGCGACACGTTGCAGATCATCAACATTGGAGCAGGCACCTGTACCGTGACCGCAGGCACCGCAACCGTAACCACATCCGGATCACTTGCATTGGCGCAATGGGGGGGCGGGACTCTTTACTTCACCTCGGCGTCAGCCTCAATATTTTTTCCCTACGGTGGCATAGGGTACGGATCAGCAACAGGCGGCACAAGCTCGTCAATCACGGTTGGCGGTGTCAATTACACGCTTCTCAGTTTTACGACAGATGCAACTTTGACCGTTTCGGGATCGGGTGGCCTTTTTGACATTCTCATGTTTGGCGGCGGTGGCGGCGGCTCAGGATCGCAAAACGGTGTTGCTAACCGTTGCGGCGGTGGTGGCGGCGCAGGCGCCAAACTGCAAACAACTTTGTACCTGCCAGCAGGATCATATTCAGTAACCGTTGGAGCTGGTGGCGCAGCAGGCGCAGACACGGCATGGGGCGCTCAAGGGTCATCGTCAGTCATTGGCAGTATTTTGTCCGTTGCTGGCGGTGGCGCTGGCCTTTGTCCATACAACGTAGCTGGCACAAGTTTGACCAATGCCGTACGCGGCGGTTGCGGCGGCGGTGGCGGCGGCGAATTGAGCATAACAACCGGCGCATTGTCGATTTACGGCAATACGTCTTACGGTTACGCAGGCGGTAACGGGTCGCACGACGTAGCAGGCGGCGGCGGCGGTGGCACAGCTGCAATCGGCGGCAACTTCTCAGGTACCACCGGGGGAGCAGGCGGAGCAGGCACCGACGTATCAACATTCATTGGCGGCTCAACGCTGTACAAAGGCGCAGGCGGTGGCGGCGGATCAACGACGGGCGGAGCTGGCGGATCATCCATTGGTGGAACTGGCGGCGGATCAGGCGGCAATGCAACAGCCGCATCGGCAAATACTGCGTCAGGTGGCGGCGGCGGCTCGAACAGCGCAGCGGCAAAAACTGGCGGTGCAGGCGGATCAGGCATCGTGTATGTGAGGTTCAAGGTATGAGCGACGCACAATATTTCGCACAAATTGACGACAACAACGTGGTGTTACAGGTGCACGTTGTAACAGCCAAATTTATGGCCGACAACCCTGAGCGCTACCCCGGCACATGGGTCGAAACGTATTTTGACACGCCTGACAAAACATACGCTGGCGTCGGTTTTACCTACGACCCGCAAACCCAAGATTTCACGCCACCACCAAACCTTGAACCCATCGAGGACAAGTGACAAAGTGGCTACTGAGATCATGGTGGTGTTTATCGGTGGCGCTTTCTCTGTACTCGTTGCGATCATTCATCGGGGTCAAAAAGAAAACCGTGAAGATCACGGACGGGTACATGAAGCGCTGGGCCGAATAGAACAAAAAATCGACCACCACACGGAGAACCACCCATGAGCAAAGAAACCAAAGCAATGCTCGCTAGTTACGCTCGATCCGTCATTGCTGCCGTTGCAGCTGTTGTAGCGACAGGCAACACCGACCCGCAAGACCTCGCTAAAGCCGCAGCAGCCGCCCTGCTACCCGTCATCATGCGATGGGCCAACCCCAACGATCAGGTTTACGGACGTGGCAGTAGCCAAAGCTAAACCAGGCGTACCAGGCGCCACCGACTACATCGGGAACGCCGACGGAGCGTCCAAAGGCCCACGCCCAGGCATGGACGAATGGATCCGCCAAGCCGTCAAATACGCCAACGGTTCGCTGTGGAACAACGGCAGCTGGGGTCAACGCGACATGAAAGGCAAACCCGGCACCTTGTCAGTACACGCCACAGGTCGCGCCGTCGACTTGTCTTATCGCGATATGCCCGACGATCGTGGCAAACCAAACGGCCGCCAACTCAGCAAAGTATTTATCGAGGCGTGCGTAGCCAATGCAAACGAACTCGGTTTACAAATGGTCATTGACTACTGGCCGCAGCCGTTCGGTCGAGCATGGCGATGCGACCGCATGGCTTGGCAGGTCTACCAAAAACAAACCGTGTCCGGGGCGCCTGGTGGCGACTGGTGGCACGTTGAGATAACACCCAAAATGGCAGACAACCCAAACCTCGTCAAAGCCGCATTTCTCAAGGTATTCGAGGGTATTCCCGCATAGGCCCGTCAGATCCCCTAGGGTGGGATCACCGACGAAAGGAACCTAGCCATGACATTGAACCCATTAGCCGCATTAGCCACCCTGGTTACAGCAGTCCTAGGGCTTACGACGCTCCTAGAGGCTCCTAGACCCCTCTCAGGGCAACCTAGCGCCACGACCACACCCGTCTCGTGGGATGAATACCCAACCACAACGGTCGGGCAAACCATCGTCACCGAGACCAGCTTGCCGACCACGATCGCCAACTGTGACGACGTTGTAAACCTCGCCCGGCAAGTTGGCTGGCCCGAAGATCAACTTGACACGCTGGGGGTAGTGGCCCTCAGGGAGAGCAACTGCACAGCAACCGCCCACAATGTCAACGATCCGATGGGGGGCAGTTATTCCATCATGCAGGTCAACGGTTTTTGGTGCTTGCCAAATACCTATTGGCCGATTGGCTGGCTACAAGCGCAAGGCGTTCTCGACCATTGCGCTGAGCTGTTTATTCCCGAGGTCAACCTGCGCGCTGCACTCGCCATCTACAACAATTCCGGGTGGGCACCGTGGGCTGCCACAGCACCGTGACACACCTGTGATAGAACATCCCTACATAGATCCCGACGACACACTCAGCAAGGAGACCCGACAAATGATGGCCGACAACTTTCAGCCGACCTCAGCATCAGCAAAACAACTTGAAGCGCTGAACCAACTGGTCGACGCAATCTTCAACCCGTACAGCGACATCATTCGACGCCTACGCACCATTCGCAACGCCATGAGCTTGTGCGACCCGGAACCGTTGTACGACATTGAAACGATCGACAAAGCGATCGCCGCGTTGGAGAAGGCACGATGAATTGCACCATCTGCAAAGGCGCAATCGCATGGCCCGACATTCAAGGCCGCACCCATTTCGTGTGTGATGGTCGAGTGCCAACCGCCAAACCAGTCACCCCGTACGGGCAAGCAATGCAAATCAGCCAAGCGGTCGCCGACGCCAAATGGACACCCGCACAGCAACGCCAAGTTGACGCCGCCATCGACGCCTGCGCCCGCGAAATCGGATATTTCACCGCTGACGACGTGTGGGCCAAACTCGGTCAACATTTCCCTGTCACCAAAGGGCTTGCTGGTCGGCTCAATGCAGCTGTGCGACGCCGCACCATCGTGAACACCGGCGCCGTACGCCACGCCAACCGTGGCGGCCAGCATGATCACGCTCAACGCCTCACCGTATGGGCAGCCGCATAATGGCATTCGACCTCAGCAACTACGAAACCGTCGAAGATCGCCTAGCCCGATTTTGGGTTGACCACCCGATCGGGCGCATCGAGACAGCGATGATGGCCTACGACGGCGACAGCTGCATCTTCCGCGCCGAGGTTTACTTTGACGCCAGCCAGGCGACACCCACCGCGACTGGCTACGCCGAAGAAGTCAAAGGCTCAAGCCCAGTCAACCGAACATCATTCGTCGAGAACTGTGAAACGTCTGCGATCGGTCGTGCGCTCGCTAACTGCGACTACGCGACGCACGGCAAAAGGCCATCTCGTCAGGAGATGGCGAAGGTGCAGCGGGCGGGGGCGGGCAACCTTGCGCCCGGATCGGATGCCCCGCCCGTTGCGCCGGAATACATCACCACCGTCGGCGGCACAAAAGCAGCCACACCCAAGCAGGTTGGCTACATAAAAGCGTTAGCCAAGAAACTGTCGCTCAATGAGGAAGGCCTGTTCAATTACGTGCAACAGGTGTTGGCTAGTGATGCAGCTGTGCCCGAAGCCCTAACGATCGCCGAAGCCAACCGCGTCATCGACGCCCTGAAGAAAGACACGCAATGAGCCTTGACCACGCCGACAAACTGATCGAACTCATCGCCAAAGTGTCCGCGCTCGACATTGAGAAAGCGCACAAAGACGAGATCCTAAAGTACTTGCGGTGGGCGTTACGCAAAGCCGTCAAGTCCTACTGGTACAGCACAGAAATCACCGTTGACTAAGGAGAAACAATGGCACCCGACAACATTCGCCGACTCGTCGATTTCATCGACGCCTGCTACCCGGCACGACGCCTATTCGTGCAGTCAATCAAAGAGCATTGGGCCGAGGACGCATTTCTGCTTGAAGTAGATCTGTCACCAGAGGAAAAGAACACCGTGAAAATACGCATCAGCCAACACGGCGACGTTCCAACTTTGTCAGAGCTGCGCCACTTGATCCGAACAGCCAAAGCCAAACACG